TGGGCAATTTTTGAATGATGTTATGGCAGTTCCATTTATTTGAAGTGAATCAGCCGTTTGTACTCTCAATTGACTTAAATCAGTTAGATATTCGCACTCATTAGCCAAATAGAATTTAATGTAACCAAATTGAACTGGTAATGGCTTTTTGAATATTTTTAAATTATTAAAATTTACTGTGTGAACACTAATTAAAAAAGGTGGTTCCTTCCCAACATTAACGTCAGTAATAATAGACTGTGGAAATTTATTATCATTTTCATGAGCCCATTGTAAGACTTCATCTCTTGTCAATTCTGCCTCTTTTAAATACTCTTTAAAGCTTAGCATATTCTTTTAATCCGTTTTTAAATAAATCTGTTTGACACGCACCAATATTTTTATCTTTTAAGTGTTTATTGATAAGTCCAACTGCAATAAGTAGCTCATCAGGGCCAGTACTTGCTTCAACTAATTTTAAACTTGGAATTCTTAGTAATCCAAGCAATCCAGCTTTAAGATTATCATACCAAGTTAAATTGATTGATTCAAGCTTAGGACAACATTTATGAATTCCTGAAAACGTTTCAATACCAGAAAAAGATAGCCTAAGAGTTGTACAATTTGGCAAATCGGCGTCGATCGTATGTAATGCAGTACAGTTCAATAAATTCAAAGTTGTCACAGTTGGAGTTATTCCTTTTAGAGAATTTAACTTAAAATTATAATCTAAACTTAAGATATTAGCTTCCGGACAACCTTCACAATCAGTAATGCCAGAATTTTGCACACTTAATGAATCTGTTTTTTCTACATTCAGTTGGGTTAGACTAGTAACGTTTGGACATTCACGAACTGAATAAATTTTAACAGTACGAAAATGAACTGGAATTGGTTTTTTGAATACTGCAATGTTAGTAAATGAGACTTCATTGACATTGAATACTCCTGGCTCAAAAGTTTCAGATGTTAAATTATGTATTTTTCTTTCATATCGTGCTAATCACCTATTAACATCATGGGACTGGTCAAGCACCTCATACAATTTCATTTCCTTACAGGTAATCAATAAATATCATTATTATATTTTCAAAGTGATAATAATGACGGCGTCATCAAGTATTTATCAAGCTCTTGGTCTTTGCTTTAAGAATCAAAAGCACGATAATGGACAGCCTATTTTTTATATTTATGCGTATGTTCGCCAAAACGATAGTAATACAGCAAAAGCTGGAACTCCTTACTATATTGGTAAAGGTCATGGCAAAAGAGCTTGGACACAACATCACTTTAAAATACCAAATATCAATCTGCTGAATATAAACAAAAACATCGAGAAAATAAAGATCATGCTTATAATTCCGAAGAGTATAGAACAAAGTTAAAAAAGACTATTCAAGAAAGCATGACCTTAGATGTAAAAGCCAAATTGTCAGAGGCAATGAAACTTCATTGGGAAAATGATCAATCAATTTATAATTCTAGTGAATACCAAGAAAATTGGAAAAATATGATAAAAAGTTACTGGAATGATCCAAATTCTAAATTTAATTCTCCGGACAATAGATTAAAACATAAACAAAGTCTTCAAAAAACTTATAAAATTATTGATCTAAATGGTGCTGAATTTATTATAAAAGGTATTTCTGATTTTTGTAAAAAAGAAAAATTAAATACAAGTGCAATGTGTGCCGTAGCTAACGGCAAACGCAACCATCATAAAAATTGGAAATGTTTTTATGAAATTAACAATGAGAATTAATAATGGCTGATTTAAAATATACAGCACCACAAGTTTGCATTGGCGATTGGACCATTCAAAATGAGTGCACTGAAAACGCTGATTCAACAACGATTCAAAATTATATCGCGGAAAGTATTGAAATCAGTGGAGCAAAAATCAACGTATTTAAACTACTTGGCGTTCATGAACAAGGACTTTTAACTGACCTTACTGGTAATGGAACTCCTTATCACAGTGGAGCTGGAGCTGGCTCTGATGCGACTAATGCCTTTGATATATCTCCGTCAAGTTGGATTTCAGTTCAGCTTGGAGTCGCTGTAGTCAATGGTTCATATCTTGGCTATAACTTTGGCTATAAAAAAACTTCATTTGGAACAAATAAGTATGGTAAACAAGAGTATGTTTCAAAACATATAACCACCATAAAGATTCAACAATCGGCAAATCCATTGCGAAGAGCAATTCAAGCACGAATCGAAAGAGCTTCTGGTGAATTGATTGCTAATGAACCAATATTTGTTGGTAGTGGGAATGGGAAAATTATTAATTTACAGCCTGGCTACGACCCACATGAGACAACAATTCATTTGATTGCTGTATCTGCTACTTCATTCGCCGTCTTAAACGAACGCCTTGGGCCACGTCCTAATTTGACGGTCGGCCAAGCTTTTGCGGATGAAGATATGAAATTCTCAATTGATACTGGCTCAATTTCATTTTCAGTTGGCGATACCTTTACAATAAGCACTTCTTTAATTTGGAAAAGGTCGGCTGTTGTTAATTTACCAGATACTGGTAATTTAGAGACAGTTTCAGTTACACCTTCGGCGCCGGCCGCATATTGGCGTATAATTCCAATTTTGTTTAATGGTGTTGCCGCAAATGAACCATGGGAAGTAGTCAAACTTGAATTAATGGATTATGAAGCAACGAGTTTAGACAATATTCAGGATACTTTATTTTTAGAAAATAGAGATAGAGATTATGCATCGAGTTCTATCACCTTGAAATGTTCATATCAGCCATTTGATTCAATTGGTGATGCTGGTAAGTTTGGTTTTTCAGTTATGGATCAGTATGTTTTTACTTGTTCATTTGCGCGAATGGTTGAACTTCTTGGAAGACCTATTGTAGTTGGAGATATCTTAGAGGTAACTCCGGAAATGATGTATGACAGAAATTTATTACCAGTGAAAAAATTTGTTGAAGTTATCGATTGTGGTTGGTCAGCTGAAGGTTTTACTCCACAGTGGACGCCTACGCTATATAGATTCCAAGGTTCACAACTTATTCCATCGACTGAAACAAGAGACATCATTAAAACTCCAGTAGAAGAGCTTCAGACGGTTTCAGATGGTGATTTCTTTAGCAAGTTTAATAACCAGGTTCCAACTAGCCCAATCACTATAACTGAGAAAAATAAAGTTGAAGCTCAAGATGCAGTAACTGAAACTGGGAGTGATGTAAGTGAGATAGCGCAAGAAGTTCCACAGGCGCCAGCAGTTGGAAACAATTTTATTGGGCAAGCTTATGTTGAAGATGGTATGCCGCCGAATGGATTACCTTATGGAGAAGGATATAAATTACCAGATGCATTAACGGCAAATGATGGTGATTATTTCAGGCTGTATTATCCAGATTCTACAAAAATTGCACCACGATTATATAAATTTAGCTTGCTGAAAGGTAAATGGATTTACATTGAAAGTGATCGTCGTCAACAATATAGTTCTTTGAAACCTTCATTAAGAAACGCACTTCAAAGTTTAACAAGTAAATCATTGAAATCGGACTTATGATAGTCTTTTTTCTAATAATTTCCAATTATTTGTAAAGGAAAATCGAAATATGGCATTTACAGGAGAATATTTTTATGACCGCCAGCTCAGAGCTTATATTTTGCAGTTTGTTTCTGTATTTGCGGGTATGCAAGTTAGAACTGGCAAAGGAGAAGATGGAAATATAATCGCTCAGCCAGTGCCATGTTTAGTTGGTAATAGAGATAGAGTTGTTTCAGCTCTTATTCAAGGAAATACTCAAAATTCACCAATTGCTCTTCCATCAATGTCAGCAAATTTGCAAGGAATTGAACTTGCGCCAGAAAGAAGAAAAGGTATTGGAGTTATTGATCGCAAAACATACTTTCCAACCAATGGGGTATTTCCTGATGATTTGTCAGTCGTATATCGTATTATGCCAATTCCGTATAATGCCAATTTTGAACTTTCAATTTATGCAAGCAACACTGACCAACTACACCAGATATTAGAACAGATATTGTTAATCTTTGACCCAGTACTTCAAATTCAAATATCTGATGCGCCATTTGATTGGACTAAAATTACTCATATTGAACTAACTGGAATCAACAATGAAGAAAATTATCCGATTGGCCAGGATAAAAGAATTCTAGTTTGGTCATTAAATTTTGTAATGCCAATTTATCTAACTCCACCAATGGACCTAAAAAAGAACTACGTCGAACAAATCAATATTCGACTTGGTAGTTTAGACAATTTTGGAACATATGAAGTTGGAGCTGATGGAACATTATCACCATTCACCGATGTGTATAGTACTACAACAGTAAATGGTTAACGGCAAAGTTCTTTAAAGCCCGCTTTAAATAAGTCAGTTTGACATTTTGACATATTGTGATCGCCATGGAGATGACCATTAATTATTTCATTTGCTTCTTTATTTTGAGCATTTGTATAATGGTCAGACCTCAACCAAATATCAGTGTTTGGATTTTTAAAAGGCTCGTGCTTGAAGATTGAAGAAAGTCCATTTTTAATCTTTGAACCTTCCATAGCGGCAATTTTAAGTTGATAGAGCTTTGGGCATTGAGCTAATATTTCAGCAATGTCAACTGTAGAATTATTGATGCCTAGGTAAAGTTCTTGTAGGGTTTCAGGTAAACCTTGCAGATTGTCTATTCCAGATTTGCAGTTCCAGTAAAGTGATTTGCAATTAGTTTCTTCTAATCCGCTAAAGCTAGTCATTCTTTCTAGAGAATCACCATCAATCTTTGGGCAGACCTTTGGGACGCCAGTAAAATCAGAGATTACACTATCGGCTATCTTTAATTCCTCGCTGATAACATATGGAAAACCAATAAAGCTACCAACACTTAAACCACTAATGTCAAATTTACTCACTATATAGAATTGAACAGGTAAAACCCACTTACCATTATGCTGAATTAAAATGTCTTCTTTTTTAACTCCAAATCTAGAGATTGTTACCCGCGTATCTGTCACATGGATGGTTAACTCTCTGCTAACCATTCCCTTAATATAATGCTGTTTCATCCATGCTTCAATCTCTTCTTTAGTCTGAAACATATAGGATTGAACCTCAGTTTTCACTGAACTATTCTTTTGAGAGCTCTTTTTTATTGGAGCTTCTAATAAATCTTCTAATTTCATTTTTATCCTTTTTGTGGGTAATCTAATGCACTAATGTGTATTTATTTTGAATGCTTCTTAAGGGAAAGTGTGATAGAAATGGTTCTGAAAACCGCCTTGCCTCATAAATATCAGTAACGATAACTTGTTATTTAATTTGCGTAAAGGAGGTTCCCATGGGAACATTAGTTTCACCTGGTGTTAGCGTAACGGTTACTGACGAATCTTTTTATATTCCGGCATCAGCACCTACCGTTCCGTTATTTTTTATTGCGACCCGTGCGCATAAGTTTCAACCTGATGGAGTAAGCATAGCTGATGGTACAAATGAGCATTCAGTTGTTCGTACCATTACTTCTATTGGCCAATCAGTTCAAACTTATGGTGTCCCATATTTCTGGGAAGATGGCTCAGGCGCTCAACAATACGGCGATTG